CTTTCTGCAAATGTGGTTGAACATATGACGGGCATACAATGGCCTTCGTTTTCTTGACCTTGTTATCACTGTGTCGGGTGTAAGGTCGTAAACCTCACAGATTGCCCGCAATACTTCACGCCATGGGGTGGGTTCTAAATTGATGTCGGTTTTGGGTTGGACAATTTCACGCTTCAACGCACGAACCAAATTGTCATAGTCCGATTTCTGTTCAATCATCTGCAAACGCATCCGTCTTATTTCTTGTTTGAGGTTATGCACCTCCTGATAATGTGTTGTCATTTGTAGTTTATTTTACATAAAAAGCACCGATAATTCCCCTTGGATTTGCTGAATGTCACCTTTGCCAGTCGGTTACATTTGGGGCATCTTGGATGGTCAATAATGACAATTGAATCATACACCGATTGCCAATAGTCCTGGCCTTGTGGGGTTGCATCCCATTTGAACGCATCCAATAACATATCTTGGATGGTGTTGTACTTTTGTACCTTTTTGTCATCATCAACCAGTTTGATGAATTCCTCATACATTGGCAATGCCTTTGCCTTTGTTCTTAATTCGTTTGAATACCGATAATCTTTAATTTCCATTTGTCAAAATAATTTTAATTGTGTTTTTGTCCTCATTGAATCAATGTTCAACAATATATCTTCATAACCTCCAATTGATTGCCCATTGTATTTATGGCAATATGATTGGCGTTCCAATCTATTCGGATAATACTTTTCATTTCTATCCATTCTCTTTTTACCATTGTGAGTTGTTGCAACCCATTGATCCGATTTGTTGAAATACTCCCCCAATGCTGGATTCACTGTTTTAATGTACAAATCACATTTTTGATTTTTGTATATACCACCAATAAAATTGCAAACTTTTGAACCAATGCCAATGCCTTGATAATCAGGCAACACCACAACCCTTGATATTGCCTTGCCGTTTGGGTTGTTGTTTCTTGGTGTTGAAATTACTGCCACCATGGCGATGGGTTTTTCATTCCATTCAAACAATAAAAATGTACAACTTTGGTTCACACTTGCCGTCATATAATGATGGGCTTTGAAGATATCCCAAGTTTTCGATGTAACTCTACTAACCGATAATTGAATTTTTGGTCTGCCTTGCCGAAGATAGTCGCACTCTTCGAGTACGCCCCCTTTTGTTGGGTTACAAATCCAATTTGGCATTAACCATTGCAAAATATCGTAATGGCATGATGCAACTATAATTTTAATCCCATGCAACCGAACATATTTTTGCAACGCATAACTCATTGATTTTGCCACATCTCTATCCACAACCGATGTGAATTCATCAATTAAAATAACTTCGCCTTGTTTTGCAGATGCCACAACATAAGCCATCGTTGCACGGTATTGTTCACCATTTGACAATGTGTTAAATGGCCTTAACCAACACGGAACTGATGACAAACCCATTGATGTGAGTAACATTGTTGCATCTTTCGGTGTCAACCAATTAAAATTACTTATCAATGCTTTTGAATTGTCAAATGACGATTCTTTAATTTCACCAAATGTTTTTAATATGCTCGTTTTCCCACTTCCACTTCCCCCAACGATTGCACCAATGTGCCAATCCATTGTGTTCAAACGCTTAAAATTAAAAGGTATAGTAACCCCAGATTTTGCGCGATCCACAATATCAAATGATTCGCACACATAGTTCGTGTATTCATCTTCAACAATTAAGGATTCCAATTTAATATGCTTCATTGTTATTTGTCTTTGCAAATATACGAAACCCACACGAAATAAACAATTCTATTTGCAACCCCTTTTGCATTTTGATTGTGGCGTATGTTTGTTACAAGTAAATTCAGTATTGCACACAACACAGTTCCTTTTTACATTATCAATTCCGATATTTCGTCTGTGTGCTGATTTGCAATTATTAGAACAAAATTTGCTTATAGTATTCCATTTCGTTTCGTACTGCTTTTGGCAAACTGAACAAATCAATGTATGAATTTTTCTTTTTTCAAATGCTTTGATTGCATTTTGCCTATGCCATTCTTTACCTTCGGGTGATTTGTGCCACTCTTTTGCCATTTCAATTCCTTTTGTGTAAAATTGTTTTGACCATTCTGGATTGTCTTTATGCCTTTTTTTACCTTCCATAATTAAATGCGCACTGGCTTCCATCAATTGCAAGTTGGAAATATCGTTGTTTGTTACATCCCCATCAATGTGGTGAATGTGATGGCCTTTTGGTATTTCTCCATTGTAAAAAGACCAAACTTCTCGGTGCATTTTTTTTGTCCCACTTGTAAAATATCGGCCCTCGTACTGATAATAAGTTCTTCCATTAAAAATTTGTACGGGAACTATCTTTTTTGTTTTTGTAACTTCCATGCTACAAATATACAAAATACCTTAATAAGTCAATAATGATTTATTTGATTCTATCTGATATCGTAATTACCATAATTCCCCCGTATGCCCAATGCCATCATTTCAAAGTAGCGTAGCGCATCGCAAAGGTGATCCGTTCCCGTTGGTGTGTTCATTGTACGCCCTTGGGCATCCGTATCCCAACAATAGTTGCGCAGTTCTTTAATGAGGTTTGTGGATGTGGATGTAACCAAATAGGATTGTGATTGCATGATTTGGATTCCGTAGTTGATGGAATCCTTTCCCTTGGTTACGCCCTTAATTCTGATGCCGTATCTGCGTATCTCATCAATTGATTTTGGTTCTGCACTATCCGCATACACTGGCACAAAGTTGGGCAATGCCTTGGCAATGTCCGAATTAAGCATCCCCGTGCGATATGCAACCTCATCAACGATTCGTTGACCATTGTATTCATATACGGCTACTATTGCCGTAGGATCGTTTGTATAACCGAAATCCACACCGCAACCAAGTAACCTTGCATCCTCGGGAATCTTGTCAATGGTTTGCCAATTTGAAAAGATAACCCCTTGTAGGTTTCCAATCTCACCAAGCCCATATACTTTCCACCAATTACGCCAATAGTTGCTTGTTTCTGCCCTATCCCGTGCCTTTTCAATTTCTGCCACGATGGATTTATCCAACGCTTCGTTGTCTTTGTAGGTTAGTACAATCATTTCTGCATCAGGGTCGTTTACCAATTCACTATCCACCCAAAACTCCGCCACTGGGTTGTAATCCAAATAAATGAATTTACGGGTACGGATTGCCATTTGGTAGTATGACTCCCAATCTATGTTGTTGCACTCGTTTACAAATAGAACATCACGCCTTGCACCCCTCAACTTTTGGGGTTGATCCGCTGAAAAGAATTCAATGTATGAATCGTTTGAGAATGTGTAAGTAAGTGAAGATTTGTTCCACTTGTTTGGGTCATACATTCCCACCATGTCCATGATTTTTAGAAAGTCACGGATTGCACCCCTTCGCAAATGCGGGATGGTTTCCGACACCACGCTAATTTCACACTTTGGGTTTTGCACCGCGTATGTGATAAGCATGGGAATAATACTGAATGTTTTTGAATCTCACCCCCACCACCGAAGCAATGGGGGTTAAACCGAGGAAGATGTACCACCGCGAACGATGCGCACACGCTTCCTCAATTTGCTTATCTTGACCTGGGCTGTTGTCTGTTGTAACATTTTATCGTTCTATTGATTTACAAATACATTTTGAATACACATAGGTATTGTATTGTATTATTGGCTTCTTGCATGTTTTACATTGTCTTAAATACACATACTTACCCATCTTTTTTTACATCTAAATCAATACCATTGAAGATTGGTTTTTCGGTGGTAACATCAATTTGTTGGGTGGGCATACCAAATCCCGAATCCATCAATTGTTTGTACGCACCAACATCACCTTTCCTTGCCTTGTGTATCATTGCAAGGGTTATCAAATCTTCTTGGGATAGTTTTTCCAATTCACCCGTGATGGGGTTTTTGCTTTCTTGCATTACCTCCAACCACTTCCGTGCGATGGTGCTTCGGTTCTTGCTTCCCTTTGGTCTGCCGTTTGGGTTGCGTACTTCACCAGGTTGTGCAGGAATTAAATAATCTTTATTTTCCATGTGTTTACTAATTATTTGCTAATTATCTGACATCAATTTTTTCGTAGTAGGCCTCATTTCTATTTACGATTTGATACCACCGATTCCAATCTTTTGTTGGGTCATCCATCCAATCATCTTCGTTTTCAAATTGTTCCCAATACTTCTGCCATTTGATTAATATGTTATTGTGTTTTTCAACATACGCTTTTGCCAATTCTTCATTTTCAGTCACAAATATATTGTGACGCATAAAATCGTCATAAGTTCCCGTTGTGTACTTGACTACCCACATAATCAATCGTTTGGTAAAAGGGGAATGGGCATCCACATATAGGGTGCGTTGATTGGTGAATCATCTGTTGACAAATACCATTGCCCGTCTAAAATATAGGCAACCTCTTTGGTGTCAATTAATACCCACACTTGGTCATGTGGTGTGGTGTCGCGGGTTTCTCTCCATGCTTTCATAGTTCTAATAATTTCCAAACTGCTTGTTCGGGTGTTGATGCTATTTTTTGTAATGCTTTTTTTACTTGGTTGTATTCATCGGGGGTGTATTCCAATGTGATTTTTTGGGTATCAATCTTTGGTTCATCCTCCACTTCGTCAATAACTTTTGGCAGTTCCAATCCCCAATCTTCCAAATCATCCGCGTTAAAATCGTTGGCAAGTGCATCCCAATCCCATTCCCCAAAATTTAAGTTGTCTTTTATGATAAATTCTTGTTGCTTTTCCTTACTCCAATCTACCTTTTGACATGGGATGGTTACAAATTCAAGTTCCTTCATTGCCATGTATCGCATTGTTCCACCCAAAATCATGTTGTCTTGGTTGATAATCAATGGGCGAACCA